GGCCAGGTTAATATTATTAGAAGAAATTCATTGAATTCAATCACGAATTCACAACTGAATCTTTTTCTTTAGTCTTAACTTGTTTGTCCAGAACAACTTTAAATTTGTTCTGAGCAAACTCAAGGTTTGTATCTAATGAGTATTCCCATTTATTATAATGAATATCATCATAATATTTAGGATTCATTAAATCAAACTCTGTAGGCTCATAAAGGCTATAGGCAATAGATCTTTTCCATAATTTTCCTAAGTAAATCATTGCATCAGATTTATTTCTGTGCATTGATACAATCTTATCAAAATTATTTAATCTCATACCAAGGGCTGAGTCAACTAATGATAGTTGCTCAGAATTATAATCTTTAATTAACTTTTTAAGGTTAGTTAAATGATTATAATAACCCTTGATTAGAGGTCAAGATGATAGATCATTCAAATCATAATCTTCTTTGAATTTATCTTCAAAGATATTATATTGTTTGATTATATCACCGGAAACTTTTGCCGCTTCATTTTCAAGTCCATTTGATATGATCCCCTTCATATATGAAGGAAATTGATCATACGATGGAAGAGTGAAAGTATCATGTGGATTCTTCCTCATGATGTAATTTCTAAATTCATCATAAGTAAGATTTCCAAATGAGAATTTCATTCCAAAATGAAAATCATATAATAAATTATAAACTTTCTTATAAGAATGATTTCTCGTTCTTTTAAGTAGTTTATAAGGTAACTTATCATATAATTTGGCTAAAAGATCAAGTGTAGTACCTTTGTATATTGGTAATTTATTTAAATAATTAAATATTTCACCATATACGATAAAAGGATTATTTCAATTTTGAAATAATCCTTTTAAAGGTATTCCTGATATTTCTTTATTATTTTTGATCCATCTTTTTGCAAATTCATATGTATCATTTGATACATGTGTCTTTGGAATTGATATATCCACACCAAATCTTGCCATTAAAGTTTTATATTTATTGGCAACTCTATTGTTTTTAATTACAATATCGTCACCTAATAAAATATAATCTTTAAAATCATTAATACCGCATAAATATGCAGCATAATGAACTACAAGATGGTGTGTAATAGTAAAGACAGCTCAGGAACTGTAGGCTCCCATTGGTTGACCAACTGAATATCTAATACATTCAGTTGATTCACCAATTTGAAAGTCTCTATTGATAAGTAGTGACTTCCAAGATTGACTTAAAATATAATTATTATTGTATATATACATTAATAATTTACATTGTAAATCAATGGGGAACCTATCTGTAGCACTTGAGAGATCCAGAGAAAAG